TGGGCCTCACGCCGACCCCTACGGTATCCCCACATCCCACAACGCGTGGCTTCCCATCCAAGGACAAACGCGCCAGCAAGCGAGGCGGATTGGAGCGTTGCAGAAAGCATGTTGTTTGCATTGGCCACTCACCCATCACAAAAAAGCATGGGGACTAGTATAAACCATTGATTGTAAAGAATATTATTGGGTGATGCGGCGACGCTTTCTTCCGTCGGGGGGGCAGTGGCTAGATGTACGGGCGCGAGGGGATAATACGATCCTGCTCCGTCTGAGGGGGCTTCGAGCCGCGTCCGAGCGCCAGCCGAACAAGCTGGGCTAAATCAGCATTTATTCCAGTCAATTCGCCCATGAAAATCTCAAGTTGTTGATTTAAAAGTTATTTTCACTAAACGAAAACGGACTAGCTACATAGGCTCACGCGGAGTTGCCGTCGAAGCGGCTATCACGATCGCAAGCGGGGTCAGCTTGTTGGGCGAGACAGCGGCGCTTTCTTCCGTCTGTGTGTGCAGTGGCTAGATGTACGGGCGGGAGAATGGGGTGCCAATTAGGGGTGCGGGGTGTGTGGGTCGTTTTTTATCGTTTTTCTATTTCTCTCTATATATGCTGTATATTTTTTATACAATGAGTTGGGAGCAGATAGTAAAAAAAGGCTAAATAAACCCCACACGCCCCACACCCTGGGCGAAATTAACGCGTAAAATTTTGCAGATTCCATCAAACTCGCGGCGTTTGTAGATTTACCACCCCAAAAACGAACAACACCCTCTGCACCCCGCCAACAGCCATTTGCGAGATGTAGAGGGCGCTGCACTACTTTTCGTTATATACCAGCGTCTACTAACCCAATCCCTTGGATGACCACTAACTCGCGTCGCTTTCCGTCGACCGTTCTGGTTTCCCGTTTATTTCTAAATTTCGGCACACACCGTTCTAATTCGCCAAGAAAACGGACTTTGGATAGCGCGTAAACACCGCTGTCTTTGCACCATTGCGTATAGGCAGGGTAGAGGCCGCCACCCATCGGCGCGGTTAGCTTCTCCTCGTGCTCCATTCCTAATACGCACTCATCGCTAATGAACTGGGCAATGCGATCCTGCTCCGTCTGGTAGTCCTTGGAAGCGTCCCGTACAACCTCCGGAGGGTTCAGCCCGTTCTTGTACCATTCCACGGCACCAGCTATAACCCACGCCAAGACGCCTTCTCGTTCAGCGGCCAGCTTCTCAGTGATCTTATGATCTATAGGGTATTGGGCGATCCCTGCCTCTACCTCTTCAGCGGTGCCGAAGCGCGCTTTAAACGGGATGAGCATGATGCGACTCCAGATGCCCACGTCCTGCCCTTTGATCACCGGCTTATGATTAGTCAGCAGTTGCAGCTTATGCGTGGGTTTGAAGTCGAAGAAATCGCCGTACAAGTAGCGCGCAGTGAGCGTATCGCCGCCAGTAGCCTGCTTGACGAAGCCTTCACGCAAGACGCCGCCTTCGCTGGTTTCATTCACCGTCACCATGCGCTGCCCGAAAAGCTTAGCGATCTCGGCGGGGTGCCGGTCGTGGCCGCCGTCCATCAGCAACCCAGGGGCCGCCGCGCTTGCGTAAGCGCCAAGAATCCCCGAGATCAGGTCCAGTAGCGTGCTTTTCCCATTGCGACCCATCCCGTACATCACGGCGAGCTTGTGCTCACGCACCGAGCCGGTGGCACAGTAGCCGAACCAGCGTTGCAGGAAGTCACTGAGTGGCTGCTGGGCCTGCCCCTCTTCGCAGGTGATGCGTTCCAGTGTCTTTCTAAACACAGGTGCAGCGGCATCCGGCGTGTAGTTAACGGGAACGACCCGCGTCATGTAGTCCTCGGGGCGGTGCGCTTTGAGTTTCCCCGTGCGCAGGTCCACCGTGCCATTGGCACAGTTCAATAGCCAGGGGTCCGTGTCGAGTTGTTTGGGCTTCACCGCGATCATGCATTTAGCCAGCGCCATCGCCGCCTCGACAGTGCTGCGCATTTCCGACTTCTTGCCCCATGCCTCCAGCGCAGCGGCGATCTTTGCGTTTTTGTTTTTCTCCTTCTCTGTGTCGGCGCGTTTGGTGCGCCATTGCTCCACTTCGCCACGAATGATTTTGGAGAGTTTTAACGTTAGCAGGCGTGCCGCATCCGTATCATGCGCCCAGTGGGTACCTTCCCAGACGAACCAGCGCTCAGCAGACACCATGATCCGTTTGCCGTAGTGCTTGGCAATCCGCACTGCGTTCGCTTTGTCGGTGGTTAGGTACAGCGCTTCGGGCACGTCGTGCCGCTCAACGGCGAGCGTGGCAGGCGCGTCCGTGAGGTCCTCGAACATGTCTAGCATTTCCTCATCGGTATAGATTCCTATCTCGTGTAGAAACGCCGTTTGTGGCAGCCCTCGGCAGTGAGCGTGTTGGCATACAAACGCGCCATTGGCATAGCCTCCGGTATGCGCTGGGTAGTACACCGTGGCTGTGGGGTTAGAGGCTTGCGTATGCTGCTTAGTCAAGGGGCATTCGATAAAGAGTTCACCGGCCTTACCGGTAGATAAGATCATCCCGCGTTCTTCAAGGCGCACAGCCACGGGATCGTTAGCCGCCGCAGCCATGAGCTTGTGTTGGCGGCTGGGTTTGCCTTCACTCTTGGCGCTTTCCAGTATCGCCGCATCAATCTCCAGCAATACAGAATCCTCAAGAAGGCCTTTCACAAAGCCGCTACGCACTGGCACCGGATCGGCCACACCGGCTTCAAACACAGGAGCGGCGGTGTAGTGGATTTGCACCGTATTAAATACAGAAGCGTCCAGGGCTGGAGCGCAGGCAGTGGCCCAGGCTTTGAGCTGCGCGCTGGTATACGGTGTATGTAGCCAGAACCATACATGAGCCTTTAGCTTCCCTGCACACTCGCCCCGCCCCGCGCTACTGGATAACTGCCAATGGTAGTCCGCACCTGCGAACCAGAACGGGAGATGTGCGTGGAGGAACTCGTTGATGCTCCCCACCGGATCGGCGACCGGATCACGGCGCAGTGGCTCGAAGTTATCGATCTCAACGAGCATCCAGTGATGCGGGATATCCTCGTACAGCTCGGCAATGCGCCGTGCTTTTCCTTTCTGGAACTCTGTATCAAGCGCAGCGGCTTTGGTATCGCCCACATACGCCCCGCGAATCACGCAGGCATGGGAGTTCTGCTCCAGCTCCGTGAGCAGGGCAGACAGCTCGCGGCTATTGTTGAGCGGTCGTTGCTCCACCTCGAAGAACTTGGCGTTGTCGTAGGCTTTCACCGTGCCATCAGCGCACCATGTTTTGGCGAGTGTATTTACGGGGTGTTTTAGGATTGTGATAGAATCATTTCGCATGATTTTTTCCTTTGTTTTGGGCGAGTTGAGGCCACCCCTCAGCCCGCCCTTTTTTAACTGCGGGGGTGGTTTAGTGATTTGAAAGTCACTCCTTACTAATTAAGGAGTACGGCCAGACGGACAGCCGCAGGTGTTAGCTGAAGCGGCGATAAGTAACCCCCCTGACCTTTTGGGCAGCCTGTTCCATCTGCGGGCCGAGGGCTTTTTCTGAGAACGCTTTACTCATGCGCTCAATCGCGGCTTTTGCGATATCTGGTAGATGCTTGCTTGGAAACGTTGGGTGTCTGACCCAATCGGCTACTTCGTCGCTAGTAAGAACATTGGTATGCAGCGTGACGGGTGTCAGCCGTAGCCTGAAGTCAGGATCGAAATCCAGTACCCAGCGATGCCATCTCAATAGTTCGACGAGTGCTGATGTGGCAATGGCTTCACTATCTTCCAACTCTTTTGGGAATTCAGGCTCTTTTATTCCTGCGGACTCAAGTAGCCGTCTGACATCGCTAATCCAACGGCTATGAGCGGTGTTTAACTCCTCCATATGCTTACGGTCTTTGGAGTAGCTGCGCATCTGGTCGTATCCCAGATCAGGATGAACTGTGTACTCGCACGTCTTGCGGATCGAGGGGAGGACTTCCGAGGTTACCCACTTGGAGAACTTACGTGCTTCTGGCTTTCTGGAGCGGAGTACCAAGGCGTATAGGCCAGACTCGGAAATGATGATGACTGGCTTCCCAGCTAAACCTAACGATTGGTTAGATTTCTCATCATCATCTAAATGATCAGCGACTGCCTTGCTTGGATTGCGGTATCCCAATGCCGTACACACATCGGTAGCAACAAACCACGGATTGCCATCGCGCATCACAACGCGCACAGCGTGAGAATGAAAATCGAACGGAATAATGGACTGCGACATAGCGTGACTCCTGGGGGAAGTGGAGTCCGCCGCCACGCTTCTAAACATGGAGGCGGACGACGCGGAGTTAGAAGACCGACCCCAGGACCGGTAGACTCGAAAGTCTCTCCACGCCACCCGCCATAGACGAGTTGCGCTGTACGCAAGGCCCACTGCCGACGGCAGCGAGCAATGAAAAAGCGCCAACATCGGAAATGGGCGCTTTTCGCGCTGGGGATTCAGGCTTCTAAACCCGGCAGCAGATTTTGCTGCTGCATGGGCAGCCTGCCTCAGATGTATGATTGGTGTCAAGCTCACGGTGTCACCGTGGCTGGCGGGAATGAGAAGTAGATCGAGGTGTTTCTTACGCGCCGCACCCGTAGGTGTCGGGAGGTTAACAACCGGACATAGACGGCGGGCAGCTTTCCCCTTTGCAGGGTGTTGTATCGCTACCGCCCTCCCGACGTAAAAACGTGCAGGCGTAAAAAAACCGCATGGGTTTCGGGTGCGGGTACCGCTATGTCCGGAGTTGTTACGCTCCTTACCAGCGACGGTACCGCAGCGGTGAATGTGGGTCAAGCTCACGGTGTCACCGTGACTGTCGGCGAAGAAGTGCCTGCATCTGCTCATCAAAATCAGTACTCATTGTGCGCCCTGTTCCAGCGGATGAAATCTGTATAGAAAAAGATGCTGCCCGCCCTGCGGTAAACTGTTGTCACCACAACGACAGCCCGTAAGGAGGGCAGCAATGCAAGAAGGGAAAATCCAGGTCACAGGCTTTGCATGGTTTAAAGAAGACGATTACGAATCATTCAAGCCCATCCTTCCCGAGCGCCGTTGGCATCGGACGTACGCTGAATGGGAAGCCGCTGCGGAGCAGCACTTCAAACGCCTCAATGACCAGGGCATCAGGACCGTCAAGGCCGAGATACGATCCGCTGACTTCGTTGCCTGGTGCCGGAGGACCGGCCGCAATATCGATAATAAGGCGCTTGTTGCCCTCGCCAACGAGGCTGCCTGCCGGGTCATCGAAGGGAGCCACTGAAATATACATATCAACCTTTCCTCTTACGGTCATTCATACGGGTCAAGCTCACGCTGTCATTGCTTGCTTTCATTCTTGATTCCTTGAGGGCTTTTTAAGTCCCTTCAAATGGATCACCCTGCCTTCTCCAAGAGGCGAATACCCATTCTTGGCCCGTAACAGATAAGCGTCCTTTAGTGCGTGTTTCGCAGCGTGTTCTACCGCTTCATCAACACAAGCCAGTCCATAGATTTGTGCGTATTGCTCAAATATTTTTTGAACAGCCGGTGTTAGATCAATCTTCACAGGGCCTCCAAAGGGCCTGGTTTGGCACTTCAAGCTGCGTCTGCTTGCCGCTTATCATTTTTTATCGCAGCAGTGGCTACCGATAACGCCAGTTCACGAACCAACGCCGCTGGTTGCATCCCGTTGTATTGAGCCAACGCATTAATCAATTCGCGCTCGGCATCGTTAAAACGCACCTTTACTGGGTGGCTACGAATGTGGGTCGGATCGGCATACATAGATTCATTACCAAGGGTTATTCAATGTCATTGGAAAGATCAAATACAGCGCATCAAACGGCACACCGTTTGAATGAGTTACAAAGATTTGCGATTTGCTTTGCACCAAGAGATGCAAGGCTGGACTGCGCCAAAAGACGCTCTTTAAGCAAGGGATCGTCTATTACTGCTGCTTTCAACCGCAGCAGTTCGGCTTTGGCCTGGTATTCCTGGACGCGGAGTTCGTCCATAGAAACGGGTACACGAGCACGTGTCCGTTCCAAACCATCACGCCGCATCGGACATCTCCGTAAGTGCAGAGCCAATCGAAATTGGGTTGGAGCCAACCTGCCGGTAGAATTGGTGTTTCCAATCAACCAAATCACTACCGGAGATCGGCATGGAAGAAAAAGTATTCGTTGTAGTACTGCATACGAATGTAGCCTTGAGCCAATTTATCATCGGGAAATTTCGCCCCCAAGATGGCCGTTTTGGCAGCCGCGCGTTTTGGATTTGCACGCACGTGGACATGGAAAACCACTACCTTTCAGTAGTTCTAGAAGGCCAACCCCCGCCCGGAGAAATTCAAACCCAGCCAACCGTTTTCCACATTCCACACAGTGCGGTTGCTTGTGTAATCGAAACCACCAGAGACGCACTACCTTTGGTAATCGGGAAAGAAAAGAAGTTGAGAACTCAGGTTTAGGCTGCATCGGACACCTCCTGCCTGTGGTTTGTGGGGGAAGCGCCGAAGATGTCGGGGCGGACAACCTCAAGGAGCTGAAGCCGTGCCGAAGGAATGCCCGTCTTACGCCACTCACTTACCGATGGCTGTTTGATCTTAAACATTCGTGCCACAGCAGCAGTGCCACCAAGGGTATCGATGATCTGATTTGCGTTCATACCCCTTAAGTTAGGACTAGCTAACCACTTTGTCAATAGCTACTCCTAACCACTTATTTGTTAGGCTTTCCTAATGTCTCTTAATGAACGACTCCGTTTTGCCATGCTTGAAGCTGGCATGACGCAAAAACAACTTGCCGATGCAGTCAGGGTCAAACCTCCGAGCGTTCATGGCTGGCTAAGCGCGAAAGCAAAATTCTTGCGCGGGGAGAATCTCCTCAAAGCCGCCCAGGCGCTTAATGTCTCGGAAAAATGGCTAGCAACAGGCACCGGCCCAATGCGTGCCGTTACCGCGAATTCAAACCAAGAGACTCCAAGCAAACAGGATTCCAAGCGTATCAAACTTGACGCATGTGAGCTGCGAGTAATTGAGAGTGATGATGAGTTGGACCCTGAAGCAGATGTTTTGCTCGACGAAATAGATGTAATGCTTGCCGCTGGCAACGGTATTTTGATACCTGAATTCGTCGAAACACAATTCAAAATGCCGTTCCCAATCTCTTGGCTCAGGGACGTACACATTAATTCAAAAGATGTGAAGTTGATGCGCGTACATGGCGACAGTATGGAACGCACCTTGTTCAATAAGGATCGAGTAATGGTGAACTTCGCTGATACACATGTCCGCGATGGGAAAGTGTATGCCATCGCCATTGACGGTGAGGCAAAGGTCAAGCGGCTCTACACCTTGCATAACAACGGCTTACGCATTGCCAGCGACAACCACGCCAGGGACTCTGAAGGCCACCGTATTCATGAAGACAGGACCATCTCTCCTAAAGAGATCGGGATCGTTCAAGTGATTGGCCGCGTAATCGGCAAGATCGGTGACGGTGGATTGTAGAACCCCGTAAACCTATATAGGAAAAGGGCAAAAAGATTTTGAGCAATAAACCGAATAAGCCTGCTTCGCCGCCGCCACCTCCTCCTCGAAGAACTCGGGAGCTGCCTGTACGCGATTCACCCAATCACCAGCCACCCCCGCCGCCGCCCTCTTCAACACGGTAGTGCTATGCTGTTGGACATGGACGCCAACAACACTGAATTGCATACCAAGCGATGGGAACTCCTGTGGGGAGTCCAGAAGTCACAGCGCTATCACTCCTGCCGTATGGCATTCTTTGACCGCTGCGACAAGCTGAATTCTGTTATTGGGTTATTGAGTGGTTCCGCAGTAATTGCTTCTCTGGGCCAATACGCGCCACAGTGGATGGCCCTTGCCGGAGCAGTCACTGTCACCATCGCCACCAGTATTAACCTAGTTGCTGGAACGGCACAGATGGCACGTATCCATAGCGACCTACGCCGCCGCTTCTCTCAACTAGAGTCTGACATCGTCAATCATCCAGACGCAACGCAAGAACAAATTTCTGCCTGGACTGCACAGCGTCTGGAGATAGAAAGCGATGAACCGCCGATCTTTGTTGCCTTGGATATTTTGTGTGAAAACCAGGTGACGCGATCTTACGCCCATCTAAAGGACCACCCATCACGCACACTGCCCTGGTTCAAGCGTGTTACGGCTCAGTGGTTGACGTGGGGGAATGCGTAGCTTGCGGCGTAAACACTCAGGCTTCACTATAGACAAATGAATGATGATCATAAAATAGGTAGCGGAAGCACTCACAATAGTGTTCCTGAACGTATTGCCAAACTGGAAGCCGTTCTACCAACGCTAGCTACCAAAACCGATGTTGAGAAAGCTAGTCATGAAGTAACCAAATGGGTAGTTGGCACTATGGTAGGCGGTGTTGGGCTATTTATCGTCATCATGACGTTTGTGCTTAACAATGCGGTACCTAAGGCTTCCGCTCCTACAGGCACGCAGCCATCCCCAATCATCATCCAGGTTCCTGCTCAGGCATTGCAGCCACCGTCGCAGGCGG